TCGCGGCACGCATGAAGACGATCCCGCGCCGAGACGGCAACGACCACCCCACGCAAAAGCCAGTGATGGCGATGGCGTGGACGATGGACGCAATGAAGGTGCCAAGCGGCGCGACGGTCTTCGATCCCTACATGGGAAGCGGCACCACCGGAATCGCCTGCATCCGCACGGGGCGGAAATTCGTGGGAATCGAGAAAGACCCGGAGCACTTCAAAACCGCCTGCGAACGGATCAAGCGCGAACTCGCGCAAGGCGATCTATTCAATGGGCAGAACAGCTAATTATCCCAACCCATAAGTGTCGATAACCACTTCAAACTGAAAACTTCAAACTAGCAAACTCATCCAAAACACCAACTCCATCACCCTAGAGATCCGCCCTCGCAAGCAATTCCGCGCCTTTCTGGAATCCACGAAGCGCTGGGATTGCCTAGTCGTGCATCGCCGGGGAGGGAAAACATACGGAGCATTGCAGAAGCTCATCAAACGCGCCCTCACCCACCAGCGCAAAGGACCGCCCAAGCGCTACGCCTACATTGCCCCCACACGGGACCAAGCCAAAGACATCGTTTGGGGATATTTGAAAGCCTTCACCGCCGGCATCCCCGGTATCCAGAAGAACGAAGCAGACCTCACCATCACCCTAGGAGACGGTACCTCCATCCGCCTCTACTCCGGAGAAAACTATGAGCGCATGCGCGGCCTTTACTTTGATGGCGTAGTGATCGATGAGCCGGAAGACATCGATCCTCTCGCATGGCCTTCCGTCATCCGTCCATGCCTCACAGACTATCAAGGCTGGGCGATATGGATTGGAACCGTGAAAGGCAAGAAAGGACAATGGAAGCGCCTCATGGACGCAATGGAAGATCCAGAATGGTTCACCCTCCTCCTCAAAGCCTCAGAATCCGGCATCATTCCAGAAGACGAACTTGCATCGATCAAGCGCGACGCCCTCCGCTCCAACCGCCTAGACATCTACGAACAGGAATACGAGTGCGACCCCAACATCGGCATCCCCGGCACCCTCTTCGCCAACTTCGTCACAGACGCCATCCGCACCAACCGCGTCATAGATTACCCCTGGGAGCGCGGAGAACTCGTTTGGACATTCTGGGACCTAGGCAGCCCGGAGAACATGCGTTGCACCTACGTCCAATTTGTCGGCAGAGAAATCCACATCATTGACCACGATGCAGATTTGCACGATCCAGAAATGACCCCCGCCAAGCGCGTCGCCCACATGAGAAGCAAAGGCTACCACTACGGCGGACACTTCTTTCCCCACGATGCAGCCGCCCGCGAGAAATCCGGATTAAACTTCCAGCAGCAAATGACCATCGCCGGCCTCGAAGGCATCCGCATCATTCCCGTTTGTCGCTCGATATGGCCGGGAGTCAACAAACTCGCAGAACTCTTCCCCCGCCTCATCTTCCACAAAACAAATTGCAACTACCTCCTAGAATCCCTCGAAAACTACAAACGCAAGATCGACAAAGATGGCAGCGTGACGGACCGCATACATGAGGACTGGGCCTGCCACTCCACAGACTCCATGCGTATGATGGCAGAAGCCATGCTCAACGGCCTACTCAAAGGCCACAGCGAAGTCATCCGCGACAACCGCCCCTCTCACCTAAGACCCAAAAAAGCCTCAGCCGGAAAATACAAACCATGAACAACCAAACAGTAAATCAAAAGGCTGCGTTATGCACAGGAAAACGCAGTCAAGGAAAGCATATCTGGGCAGGTCCACCCATGAGAATCGAAGGAACTTCTCGACAAAATCCCCACAAAATTCGTGTTTGTAGGTTTTGCACAACGGAGCAATATCAAGAAATTACAATTCACGGAGATCCAATCGGTGATTGGAAGTTCTTATAATAAACTCATGACCCCCTTCACCCGCGCCGCGCAATGGCACCTCACCCATTGCCCAGACCATCCCCTCGCCCCCATCGTGGAGGCGCACTTCCAGAATGGCTACGTCTTCAACACCCCAGACCTCTTCATTCTCGCCCGCCAAATCTCCATTGACTGGACAGACGAGGAAATCCTAGACCCTTGGCAATCCGATCCACAAGGATCAGTCTGGCACGTTTGGCTCTACGCCGGCGACATGAAAGCCATCGCCAAGCTCATCCCCTACAAACTCCCCTACATCACCTTCCACCGCGCCGGCAAGCTCAAGACCTACTCCATGAAGGAGATCATGAAACACCTAAAAAAAAGACCATGAACGACACCCCAACCCCAGAAACCGACACCGAAGAACTCAACAACGGAGGAGACGAACACTTTCACGACTACATCAACGCCGACTTCGCCCGCAAACTAGAACGCGAGAGGGACGAGGCTCGTGAACTCTGCCGGTGGGCATTGCCACGCTTACGGGCAATGTGTCATGATTTCGATATTACTGGCACCGGATGGGAATGTTTCGAAGCAATGGAACAACACCCAGATATTTTCCCACCTACTCCTGCCCCCCACTTTCTTGCTCGGCAATAGACTAGGATCCACCCATCGCTAAAGTGCATTTCTCTTTAAAGAAATTCACCGCCATGGGATCAGCACCAAAACCACCGCCAAAGCCCGCCCCGCCCGTTGTTTCTTCCTCCGCACAGGCAGCAGCCGCGTCGGATAGCCAGATGGAAGAACTCCGCCGCAAGCGGGCAGGCAGATCGTCCACCTTCCTCACCTCTTCAGCCCCAGCAGCTTCCGCCCCATCCGGTGGATCTTCCTTCCTAGGAGCATGACCGCAGAGGAAATCATCAAGACCAGGGACAACCTAAAAGCCGCGAGATCACCTCTCGTCGCTCACTGGGAGGAACTTGCGGAGCTTTACATGCCTTTCCGCACCATGTCCGCTTCCGGCGTCCCAGACTTGAATTCCGCAGAAGACACCTTTGACACCACCGCCCGCCGCGCCGCCCTCATCCTTGCTAACGGCCTCGCCTCCCTAGTCACCCCACGGGAAGAACTTTGGTTTGAATACCAGCCACCCCGCCCCCTCCGCAATGACGATGCAGCAGTCCGCTACTATCGCCAAGCCTCAGAAAACGCCCGCGAGCTTCTGGAAGCCTCGAACTTCTATGAGGAAATCCAAGAATGTTACATCGAAAGCCCCGTCTTCGGCACCACCGCCCTCTTCATTGGAGACATGGATGCAGATGGACTCTACTTCCTCAACCAGCCCATCCAGACCTACTACATCGCAGAGGATCACCGCCACCGGGTAAATTGCATCTATCGGGATTTGAACCTCACGCCAGACCAAGCCGCCGGAGAATTCGGAAAAGAAAACCTCCCCTCAGAGATCCGCGAAAAAGTCGGCACACCCGCCGGCATGACGGAGGCTTTCGAGTTTATCCATGCCGTTTATCCCCGCAAGGATAGGGACACGAAAGCCAAGGACGCAAAAAACCGCCCCTTCGCCTCCATCACTGTTTGCTGCAAAACCAAGGAAATCGTCGTGGAATCCGGCTTTGAGGAACTACCCTTCGCCGTCCACCGCTATCGCAGGCATGGCCGTTGCCCGTGGGGATTCGGTCCCGGTGCAGTCGCAAAGGGAGATCCGCGCCAAGTCAACTTCCTAAACCAAATGATCGACGCCGCCACGGAAAAGGCCGTCTTCCCTCCAGTCATCGCCCCCGCAGGCATGGAAGGCGAGATTGGACTAGGTGCCATGGAAATCACCTATATCGACACCACAGACCCCAACGCCGCCGGCATCCTCCGCGAATGGGCTCCCGCTGGACGTATCGACTACGCCCAAGCCCGCCTTCAAGACAAGCGCGAGCAGATCAACTCCGCCTTCCACGTCGATCTTTTCCAGATGTTCGCCAACCGGCAAGCCGCCAGCAGCTCACCCCTCACCGCCACGGAAGCCAGCTTTGTCAATAACGAGAAACTTTCCCAGTTCTCCCCAGTCTTTGGCCGCCTAGTTTCTGAAATGCTAGACCCCATCTTGAATCGCATCTTCGGCATGATGGTCCGCAACAACCTACTGCCACAGCCTCCCCCTTCCGTTCTCAGTGTTCTCGAAGGAGGCCAGCGCCAAGGCATCGCCATGCCCGCCGTCCTTTACAAAAACCGCATCCTCCTCGCCATGCAAGCCCGCCAAAATGGCAGCCTCATGGAATACATGAACCTCGCAGGCCCCATGCTTCAGCTTTACCCAGAAGCCGCAGACGTCCTCAACTTCTCCAAGATTGTCCGGGACTCTTCCCGCAACACAGGCCTCCCAGAAGATTGGATCAACCCAGAAGAAAAGGTCAAAGCAATCCAAGAAGGCCGCGCCGCCGCCCAAGCCCAAGCCGCGCAAATGGCACAGGCAGAAGCCGCCGCCAACGTCGCCAACAAAATCGGCAACACCCCGCCGGAAGCACGGAAGCAGCTTGGCCTAGGTTAATTTTTCACTATGTCCTCAATACACGATCAAAAGAAACAAGCATTCAAAGCCGCACAAGAAAACAAAGCCAAGGACGATGCAGTCCTTTGCCAGAAATTCGCGGACCTATTCTCCTCAGAACTAGGCACAGAAGTACTTGCCCACCTCTTCAAGCGCTTTGACGTAGATGGCCGCATCTACATCGCAGACCCAGAAGGCCGCGTCGATCCCATCAAAGCCGCCATCCGCGACGGCGAGCGCACCACCCCGCTCTACATCCTCTCCATGGCCCGCAAAGCCAACCCTAAATTCCCTCACCCTTAACACACCAAAACTATGTCAGACACCACCACCCCATCCATCATCCGCGCCGAAAACAACATCTTCCTAGACGGCGAGAAAGTCGGCTTCATCCGTCCCGACGGAAGCCTCCAAATGGCAAAAGGCCAAACCGCCCACCGCCCAGCCATCGAAGCCTTCCTCGGACATGACAGTCCAGAGACACCCAAGGAATCCCCCAATCTCCCAATCCCCAAATCCCCCAATCCCTCTTCCTCCATCCCCCCTTGCCCTCCCATGGACCCCATGTCCGGAGACAAAACCCCCGCCGTCGTCGCCTGGTATTTCAAATACAAGCCAGAGGAAGCCGCCGTCAAATACTCCAAACGCCGCTACACCCTCGAAGCAGAAGCACAAGTCGAAGCCTAATTCTACGAACACCCAACCATAAGAAACACTATGTCAGAAGCAGCCATCGCACCAGCTGCAGCAGCCACCCCAGCCGCCGCCACACCCGCACCAGCAGCAGCCCCGCAAGGTCTCCTCACAGGAGCAGCCGCCGCACCAGCCACCCCCACCGCCCCAGCAGGAGCGCCCATCCGTTTCTTTGGAGACGCCGTCGCCACAGACGGAAACTTCAAAGAAGGCTGGACCGCAAGCCTTCAGCAAATGGGATTCGAGCGCCTCGCCAACAAAGCCGCCCTTGCCAAAGACGAAGCCACATTCTTCAAATCCATGGACGAGACCCTCGGCCTAGTCGGGAAGAAAGCAGGCATCGCCTACCCCAAGCCCGGCGCGGACGATGCTACCATCTCCGCCTTCCGTGCAGATGCAGGCGTCCCAGACAGCCCAGAAGGCTACAACCTCAAGCCCACAGAACTTCCCGCCGGCATCGATTGGAGTGATGAAACAGCCGCCACCTACGCTCAGGCCATGCACTCGCATCACATCCCAGCCGCAGCCGCGCAGGCACTCATGACCTTGCACCTCCAAGACCAGCAGAAACAGCAGCAAGCCGCGCAGGAAAACTACCAGACCGCCATCACCAACCAAGTGCAGCAAACAGAGCAAGCCTTTCAAAAAGAATGGGGAGCAGAATACGACACACGCCTAGAAGCAAACCGCGCCTTCGTGCAGTCCCAATTCACCCAAGAGGAACTTCAGCAACCGGTCCTTGTTTCCGCACTCTCTCACCCCTCGATCGTTCGCATCATTGACCAAGCCCGCCAAGCCCTCCGCGAGCCTTCCCGCATCCCCGGCATGGGCAATGAAGCAGGCGCCACCACCCACAACGCCCGCCAACAAGCTCAGGAAATCATGAAGACAAATCCAAACTGGGAGAAAGATCCAGTCCTTCACCAAAAAGTCACAAGCCTCTACGCCCTAGACGCCACACAAACCAAACGCGGCAAAAGATAAACGCCCCGAAGGTAAATAAATGAGTGATTCCGAACAAGTCGCAGCCCTCCAAACAGATCTTCAAAAAGTGATCGATCGCTACCGTGCGGAATTCAATCTGACCCTCGCCTCAGCCATTGGCACGCTTGAAGTTGTAAAGCTCGAACTTTGGAAAGAACAAACCTCAATCGAATAATTCTCACTTAACACCAAATAAACATGCAAACAAACGATATAGGCTACGCAGTAGCCGCATTAAAATCAGGGAAAAGAGTTGCCCGCGAAGGCTGGAACGGAAAAGGAATGTTTCTTTTCTTACTTGCCGCAGCAAATGGAATCCCCACAACTGCCATCTATGATCCAGCTCTCCGCGCCGTCATCGAGTCAGAAATTGGAAGCGATAAATTTGACGCTTTAGGCAGCGTCAGAATGTTCACAGCAGACAAGAAAGTCCTCACTGGCTGGCTTGCATCACAAAGCGATTTACTAGCCGAAGACTGGCTAGTCTTAGAATAAGAAACAATTTTCCCATGATGTGAGAGTCATGGGAGAGCATAGTGAAATGGGGGAGCCAGTCGGAGAAATCCGGCTGGCTCTTTTCACTTTCGCCCTCGGCAATAGACGCGGAATCAAACTTCCGTTTTCATTCCATCGTAACCGTCAAGGACACTCTAGCCATCAGTTAGACCCAAGAGAACGGCTTGCCACGCCAGCAATGACGTGACGACCCGCAAAAGCGGACACTCGTGAAACCACCAGTATCCCGCCGCAAGGCACCTTTAAACCAACCTCTTGAAATTTAACTAACTAAAATTATGGCATTCGATTCAGTCATCCCAGACGCATTCCCTAACCTCTACGCCGATCAATGGCGCTTAGGCTTGCAACAACTTCAATCCCGTCTTGACAGCTTCGTCAATACGGAGGTTATCAACGGAGAAGGCAAACGCTTCTCTAAAATCGCCCCTACCGAGGCTCGTCAAATCACCACTCGCTTCGGTGATACCAACCCGGACGACATCGACTTGGAATTCCGTTGGCTCTATGTCAACTTCAAGGACTCCGCGCACCGCGTTGACCGCCGCGAAGCCATGCAGCTCGGTTCCATCGGCAGCCCACACGCTTCCATCCTTCGCAACCAACTCGCAGCCGCAGGCCGTGACCGGGATAAAACGCTCATCGATGGCATCCGTGGCACCGTCCAAGGCGGTAAAACAGGCGCCACCGCCATCCCATTCGGCACAGACCAAGTCATCGCGGTCAACTTCGTCCACAGCGGCACCCCTGCAAACAGCGGCATGAGCTTCGACAAGATTGTCGAGATCAACCGCCTCTTTGGAGTTGGGAACGTCATGGGCCAAGACAACGAGACCCAATCCGCCGGAACGATCGTTCTCTCATACAACCAAATCGCTGATTTGCTTCATGAGCCAAAGTTCACTTCCGCAGACTACTCGGAAATCCGCCGCTTGCACCAAGGACACGTCATCAACCTCATGGGCCTTTCCATCAAGGCCGTGGATGCAGACTTGCTCCCTTACAACGCCGGCACAGATGTCCGCACCTGCTACGCCTTCGCCCGTAACTCAGTCGTTTTCGGCATCGCTGAAAACCCTATGAGCTGGGTGGACGAGCTTCCAACAGGCAAGCACGACGTCCAACTCCGCACGGAATGGGGATGGGGTTGCACCCGTCTCGATGAAGAAGGCGTCATCAGCATCGCTTGTGACGAGTCACCATAACCTTAACCTTAACCGAGGGGAGGAATCAATCCGGTTCCTCCCCTCTTCAAACTTCAAACTAGCAAACTAGCAACCTCTTAAAATTATGGCCAAAACCACACAATCCAACGAATACGCCCTCCAAGTCGCCGCAGCAGCATCCTTCAATGACCGTCTTGACGACGAACGCCTCATCGGCGGAATCCTCAAATACGCCACTGTAAAGGTGCCAATCGACGCCCTCAACGTCGCCACTGACGTCATCACCCTAGTCGAACTCCCAACCGGAGCCATCGTCTTCCCAGAGCTTTCCAAAGTCATCGTCACAGACGACGCCACTTCCGGAGCGCTCACGCTAGACATCGGAGACGCGACGGACGCGGACCGCTATGCAGACGGAATCAACGCAGCTTCAGCCGGTGAAATCCAATTCACCTCAGTCGCTTCGACCACCGTGCCAGCAGGCCTACACACCCGCCACAAACTCACAGCAGACACGAACATCCTCCAGCTTACCCTTGCGACCTTCACGGCCACAATCGAAGCAGGCGAGATCATCGTTGTCATCGCTTACAAAACCCTGTAAGCCCCGCCCTTAAAAATTAACAAGGGGCGGACGTCATTCACTTGGCGCCCGCCCCTTTTCTCTTCTCTTCCAATGACTGAAACAGACATCGCCAACTACGCCCTCGCCTACCTAGGCGAACCCAAGATTTCAAGCATTGACGACACGAACAGCAAGGCCGCCCGGACGTGCAAGCAGTTCATGGCACCCACCATTGCAGAAATCCTCCGCTCTCACCGTTGGAATTGTGCCATCAAACGCGCCACACTCACCCGTCTCACAGAGACCCCAAATCATCACTATTCTTATTTCTACGCCCTCCCTACCGGCTTCCTCCGCCTCCTTGAGCTAAACGGAGAACCCCACAACGATTCAGATGAATTCTTTGAGCTAGAGAACAACAAACTCGCCACAGATTCAGACACCGCAGAAATCCGCTACATTAAAAACATCGAAACCTCAGACTTCGATCCTCTACTCACCAAGGCCGTCGCCCTTTCCCTAGCCTCCACCGTCGCCGTACCACTCACCTCGAAGATCGAGCTTCAATCCCAATGCTTCACCCTCTTCGAAAGAGCCATCGGAAAAGCCCGTCAGATAGACGCCATTGAAGTCGGCACCCGCGAAGGGCGCCCCATGGAGCGCTTCATGTCCCAGTCCCGCCTTATTCAGTCCCGCTTCCTAAGCTCCACCGGACTACCCCACTGCTTTTTTAAACGCTTCACAAATCTCTAATCATGCCGGAAGCCATTGACCGCCGCATCTCATTCAATGGGGGGGAGTTTTCCCCATGGACAGACCCGCGCCTAGACCTCTCAAAATATCGCTCCGCATGCCGGCAGCTTTTAAACTTCCGCCCCTCCATCTACGGCGGTGCTTTCCTTCGCCCTGGCACTCTCTACATGGGAGAAGCCGCCACTTTAGATAAAAAAGTCCGCTTGAAGGAGTTTGAATTCTCAGTCACAGAAACCCTCGTCCTAGAATTCTCAGACCTCGCCCTCCGCTTCTGGGAGACAGGCACCAATGCCGGCCCCGTGGAAGTCACACCCGGCACACCCTACGAGATCACCACCCCTTGGTTAGAAGCAGACCTCTACGCCCTCCAATTCGCCCAGCAGAATGACGTCGTCATCGTCACCCATCCAGACTACGCCCCGCAAATCCTTTCCCGCTTTGCCAATGATAGCTGGACCATCGCACCCATCGCCCCGGAATGGCCTGCCGTTCTCGATCTAAACAATACCGCCACCACCCTCGCCCTTAGCGTCGCTACCGCCGGCACAGGACGCACCCTCACCGCATCCGCCTCTCTATTCACGGCGGACCATGTAGGCAGTCAGTGGATCATCCGCCACCGCCGGGATAATCCTTCCGTCAGCCTCGCCCTCAACGCCGCCCTCAACGCAACCTCTTCCTCTCTCTTTGTCCTAGGTGAATGGTCCTGCAACGTCGCAGTCAATACCGGCGGAACATGGGAGAAAACCGCCGCCGTGCAGCGCTCTTATAATGGTTCCACATGGGAGACCATCCGCACCATCTCCTCTTCTGGCATTTCTTCCGGCACCATCACCGGCACAGAGATCGATCCTTGCTTCCTCCGCACCATCATCACCACAACCTCCGGCGCCCCGCCCGCATCCGGCTCATTCCAGCTAGAAGCCTACGATCCAGACCACTACTCCACCGTCACCGTCACAGGCTACACCTCCGCCACCGTCCTCACCGTCACAGTAAACTTCCCCGCCGCAGCCACCACCGCGACGGCTAGATGGCATGAAGGCGCTTGGAGTGACCAACAAGGCTTTCCCCGCTCCATCACCTTCCACGAAGGCCGCCTTTTCTTTGCCGGCACCACCCGCTCCCCTCAGACAATTTGGGGATCGATCATTGACGACTACTATAATTTCCGCGTCGGCACAGATGCAGACCTAGGCCTCTCCTTCACCCTCGCCTCAGACGCCGCAAACGGCATCCAATGGCTAGTCTCTCAGGAGTCTCTAGTCATCGGCACCACTGGCAGCGAATGGGTCCTCGGATCCAGAAACTCAGAAGTAGGACTCACCGCGGAAAGCGGAGGCGTCAAACGAAACACCACCTACGGCAGCGCTCATATCCAAGCCCGCGCCGTGAATGACTCCACCCTCTTCATCCAGCGCACCGCCCGCAAGGTCAGAGAATTTACTTACTCCTTTGAAAAGGATGGCTACGCCGCCCAAGACCTCACCCTCCTCGCAGAACACATCACCAGCGGCAGCATCCTACAAATCGCCGTCCAGAACAATCCAGAAACCATCCTCTTCGCAGTCACAGGAGACGGCAACTTGATCGGCCTCACCTATGAGCGCGGGCAAAACGTCTCCGGCTGGTTTAAATACGCCACAGAAGGAGACATCGAAAGCGTCGCCATCGTTTCCGTAGAAGCAGATGAAGACGAAATCTGGCTTGCAGTCAAACGCACGATCGACGGCAACACCGTCCGCTACATTGAACGCATCCAGACCGGCCACGCCGCAGCATTGAAGACAGATTCTTTTAAAACCCTCACCTTCTCAGACTCATCCCTCATCTATTCCCTCGCCCCAGACACCACAGCAGTCACAGGCCTAGACCACCTCGAAGGCGTCACCGTCGCCATCCTAGCAGACGGCAGCACCCAGCCGCGCCAAGAAGTCGTCTCCGGTGCCATCACCCTACCCTACGCCGCCACAGATGTCGTCATCGGAATCCCCTATAACAACGCCCTAGAACCCACCTATTTCGAAACGGCAGATCCGGAATCCATGTCCAAAGTCGCCTCCAAGCGCATCACCCGAGCCACGGTTGAACTTTGGAAATCCCTTGGCATGCAGATCACCGCAGACAACGGCAGCAGATGGACAGACGTGGAATTCCGCAACCCATCGGACTACATGGACCAATCCCCGCCCCTCTTCACCGGCATCCTTGAAGAATCCCTAGACGCCGGCACAGAGCGCCAAGTCTCCGTCATTCTCCGCCAGACCCAGCCCCTCCCGTGCAATATCATGAGCTTACATGTCCGCTATGACCTCAAACAAGCCCCATAATTATGCCCACAACTCTCTCAGATCGCCCAACCCTAGACGACCTCGAAGCCGCCTTGGCAGAAAAACCCCAAGCCGTCATCCCCGTCACTCACCACTACGCCCCTGGCCTTTACATCCGCCAATGCACCATCCCCGCCGGTTGCCTCCTAACCAGCATGGAACACCTCACCGAACACCCCTTCATCATCTCAAAAGGCAAAATCCTAGTCACCTCAGACACAGAAGGCTCAGTCACCTATGAAGCCCCACACGTCGGAATCACCCAGCCCCACACCCGCCGCGCCCTCTACGCCATAGAAGAAACGGTTTGGACCACCTTCCACATCACAGACCTCACAGACCCCGTCGCCATCGGCCTCGAAATCCTTGCCCGCCCTTCAAATCCACAACTCCCCAACCACCCGGAAGGCTGGCGCAATAGCCCATCCCTAACCTAGACCACCGCCATGTCATTCGTTGCCACCGCCGCCATCGTCACCGTAGTAGGTGCAGCCGCCACTTTCTACGGCCAGCAGCAGCAAGCCAAAGCCGCAGAAGCTACCGCCAAATACAACGCTTCTATCCAGCGTGACCAAGCCGCCCGCGAGAACCAAGTCGCAGCAGAAAACCTCCGCCGTAAAACCCGCGAGAACAATGCCCGCCTTGCCCAAGTCCGCGCCTCCACCGCCTCCAAAGGTCTAGCCATGGAAGGCTCACCCCTCGCCGTCCTAGGGGAATCCTCATTCATGCTAGAACGCGAGATCAATGATATCTCCTATCAAGCCTCTGCCCAATACCAAGCCACCGCCCAAGGTGCCAAAATGACCCTTTGGGAAGGCAAGCAAACCGCCTCCGCCATCCGCACAAACAGCTACACCAGCCTAGCAGGCAACCTCGCAAGCGCAGGCTCCGGCTACCTCACCTCATCCGGCAAAGTTTAATCCCCAAAAATCATGATCCAAACCCGTTACCTAGACGCCGGCCCCGCACTCCCTCAAGCCTCCATGGAAGCAGCCATGGCAAAAGGCCGTGCCATGGAGAACATGGGAAACACCATCCAAGCAGTAGGAGAGCAAGGCTTTAAAATCGCCCAGCGCGTCCGCGAGTCAGAGGAAGCCGCCACCATGTCCGCCTACTTCGCCAGCATCGATGAGGAAGCCGGTAAGTTTTCCAATGAACTCCTCAGCCGGAACGATCCCCACCAATGGCCTACGGATTGGAAACAAAAGGTCGAGCAGTTCAAAGCCCAAGGCACCGCCCTTGACCTCTCCCCAGTCGCCAAGCAAGCCCTTGACCTCAAAGTCCAAGACTGGTCCACCCAGCGCAGCATCCGCATGGAAGCCCTCGCCGCCACCCGCATCGTCAGCGAAGGCCGCGCCACCGTCCTCAACAACATCGACCTCGCCGCCGGACGCAATGACTGGGAAGCCGTAGACCTCCACAAAGAACAACTCGGCGGTCTCGGCTTCATGCCCTCAGAGATCGATCAAGTCAACCAGAAGCTCGCCAGCCAACGCGCCCGCCAAGAACTCTCAGAAGACTCCGCCACAGACTTCCAAGGAACGCTGGACCGCTTGAACGATCCTGACTTCCTCAGCCAGCCCGGCAACGAACTCCTCACCAAAGAAGACGTAGAATTCGCCAAGAAAGAAGCCTACCAGCAACAGCGCTTCACCATCGGCGCCGCCTCCAATGAATTCGCGGACCTCGTCGCACTCGGCAAAATCCGCAGCGCCGCGGACATCGATGAAAAGTTTGGTTCCACCCTTCCGCCCCGCGTCCTGCAGGAATTCAAAGCCTCCCTCGCCGCTCAAATGGAGGAAGGCTTCAAAGCCAAGGCCGCAGATCCCAAATACCGTGAGCAAGTCATCGGCTACGTTGAAAACGCCATCACCACCTTGCCCCTAGAAATGGACAAGTTTCCAGAGAAACAAGTCCAGATCCAAGATCTCATCAACACCCTCCCCACCGGTCCCACCAAAACCGCCCTCATGAAGCGCGTCCAAGACACCGTCGAAGGTAACAACAAAGAATTCGAGACCGCCGCAGACGCCACCATGGCCAGCATGGCACAGCTCTACAAAGAAAAGCGCTTCGGGGATGTCTATTCAGAAAAGACCGTCGCCTCCGCCATCGATGACGGTTTCTTTAATAACAAAAAGAAACTCCTAGATGACGGCTACACAGAGAACCAAGCAGAAATCATCATGGGGAAATCCGTTGACCCAGACACCATGAAAGCCGCCGGCTACTCTGCTGACGACGTTAAGAAATACATCGAGAAGATCGAAAAAAACAAACTCACCGATACAGACCGCGTCGAACTCTTCCGCCGTTTCAGCAACAACAAAGGAGAATCGAAGCTCACCGGCTACCAAGCCAAAATCTCCCAAGCCATCCAGCGCGGAGAAACCACCATCAAAGAAACAGACTTCGATAAACTCGGCCCCGCAGAAATCAAGCGCAACCAAGCCATGACAGCCTTCCGCCTATGGATGAACGCAAACCCGGACAAGCTCGATGACTACGATGCAGTCAAAGCCGCCCGCGCAGAGATCCTAGACCTCACCATCAACCAACAAGCGGACGAACTCTTCTTCGCCCCGCCAGTCTCCCGCGCCGTCCCTGTCAATGAACCGCCAGCAGATTCGCAAGACTTCGGCGTCCTTCCACCAAAAGGCACAGCCCCAGAAGTCCCCTTATTCCTCCCAAGATAATCGCCCCAGCGATTCAAACCAAGACCTTCAGACTTTCAGACCTTAGACATCTTATTTCCTATGGACACATTTACCGCCGGCATCCCTCAATCAGACACCAACCCCCTCGCCACAGAACTAGAGCGCCCAGCCGTAGAGCAGGAGCAACAGCAAGCCCAAGAAAAAGCCAAATGGCTCTATGACTCCCAAGAGAAACTCCAAGCCTCCATCTTGGATCCAGAGAAACTAGACTTCGACTTCTCAAAAGCCAGCGATCCAGAGCTTGCCAAGAAACGCGCCCTTGTCCGTGGTTACATCCTCCTAGAGAACCAAGGCCAGCCCCTACCAGGCGGAGAAGTCGGCTTCGATCTTGAGCGCCGCCGCATCGCCCGTGACCGCTTCCAAGGCAAAGGCATCGATAATGAAATGGAATTCTTCAACGCCATCCAAGCAGAGGCCACCCAGAAGAAAACCGCCAAAGAGCTAGAGGATGAAATGCAGCGCACCGTCATCACCTCCGCCACCATCTCCACCGTAGAAGGCTCCCTCCGCGCCACCAAGTTTTCAGATTGGCTCAAAGAAGCCAAAACAAAACCCGGCTACCAGCCCGGACAAGACTTCCGCTATCGCGAGCTTTGGGAAGAGACGCAGTCCACCGTCAACCAGAACCTTTCAAACGTCAGCCCAGCCCTACGCGAAATATGGCCAGCCATGCAAAAGGGAGACCCTAAAACGGAAGACATTTCCCTCGCCTACCACCTCACCCCCAAGGAAGACCGGGAAGAATTCATGACCGCCTTGGCCACCATGGCCAAATCCCTCCCCGCAGAAACTCAAAAGGCTTTCTTCCTCAACCTCGCCAAAAGCACAGAGCGCAGCACCAAGGATTTGATCCGAAACATTACCGAAGGAATAGGCATAAGCCCGGACGCAATGACCTACGACGAAGCCAAAAAACAGAATATCCAAGCCTATCAACTTGGGGAAGTCCTAGACGCTGAAAAAGCCAAGAGACTAGACCGAACAAACTTCGGCATCGATCTCCGCAAAATCGTCAGAGAAGACTTTGACCCCATCAAGAAACTCTCCAAAGGAAAATTCATGGGAGCCGTCGAAGGAGGCACCTACGCCGCCCCCGGTGCCATCACCACCTCCCTACTCATGGCCGTCCCCGGCATCGGCACAGGTTTGACCATCGCCACCATGAAAGGCGCCGCCTATGAAGACATGCGCG